AAAATTTGAACGGGGGTTTTAGTGAGCTTTTCTCCGTACAGGTTGGCTCCGTACAGGTTGGCTCCGGACAGGTTGGCTCCGGACAGGTCGGCTCCGTACAGGTTGGCTCCGTACAGGTTGGCTCCGTACAGGTTGGCTCTGGACAGGTTGGCTCCGTACAGGTTGGCTCCGTACAGGTCGGCTCCGTACAGGTTGGCTCCGTACAGGTTGGCTCCGGACTTAACGGCAATCTGCAACGCCATCTTCACGCTCTCTGCTTCCACCTCAAACAAAACTGAACAAGCCCATCTTGATTTAATCTGAATTTTCATTTCGTCCCCTTTCTAACTCGGCGTTGATGATTGATAAGGCGTTTTTAACAAGGAAATAATTATCGTTATCCTCGTCGTCTAAAGACTGTTTAACCTTATCCAGCACCTTTAAATGCTCGGCTTCAATCGTCGCTATCTTCTTCTGCTGTGCTTCAAACAACTTGGACGCAACTACATACACATTGTCCGATACTCCGAAATCGACAATCTCTAAGTCCTCCAACATAAGCGGGCCTAATTTATCGCTATAAAAAAAGCCTAATCTTTGCATTGCCTTCCCGTTCTGATAATCTCCCCAACGTCGCTTTCAACTGGGATTCACGGGATTCCGCATCTTTTAGATCAATCTTTAAATTGTCAATATGCCGATATAACTTATCAATACGCTCCGCAACTGCATCTGCCGTTTCTTTTGAATGGCACCGTTCACAACTCATTAGGCACGCTCCTTTAACTTTAGGATTGCTTTAGCTATCTCTTTTCTTGCCTCAATACAAAGTTTGATTAAGGATAGCTTTGGGTTACAGATACAAGTATCGTTTGCAATCTTCGCCGCATCTTCCAATCCCTTGATATACCCACGCTTCTCTACCTCGATATTGACACGGATAAGGGCGGATTCAATCTTAGAAATGTGTTCTACTGGTTGTGTTTTGTGTCCTAATCTAATTAGTAGTTCTTTTGCCAGTTGATTGAAGTCAATTTTTGATTGTTCGCTCATATATCTCCTTTAAATTAACCCCCGCCGCCGATGTTCATGACCACCGGAACGCTCAGTATCCTGATTTCTGGACTGCCATCGTCATCCACATTGCCCCCTCGCTTACAGCGACGGAGCAGGGAACGGTGGGGGTTGTTATTTCTTAAACCTTCTCGTAAGTGGCTTCAAAGATGTCTGGCTTGCATGGATAGCACTCTCCCTTTACACCTTTGATGACCCAATCCATCAAAGAACATTCCATTTTTCCCTCGAGGGTATGAATAAATAGAGTCTTTCCTCCGGGATCAATATCGACATGACGGGAAACTCCGCCGTTCATGGGCTTATTTAGCACCATAATATCGAGGATACTCTTTTCGCTCCCGTCAAACTGAACTGCATCAATCACTATTGGTTTCTTTCGGAATTTCATACATCCTCCGTTGTTTGTCACTCAATACCCATACCCGTTCCCGTTCCCGTTCCCGTACCCGTACCCGTTCCCGTTCCCGTTCCCGTACCCGTTCCCGTACCCGTACCCGTTCCCGTTCCCGTTCCCGTACCCGTACCCGTTCCCGTCCCCGTTCCCGTCCCCGTTCCCGTCCCCGTTCCCGTACCCGTTCCCGTACCCGTTCCCGTATGAATTTTGTCCTTCTTCACTTACAATTTTCCGACCCATGACGCCTCCTTACAGTCGATAGTAGCAATGACTGTCAGATAATCAAATTGCACCTGTCCGAGGCACTTATCCAGAATAGTATCTTTGAGTGTTCCGTTAGCCGCCAATTCACCCAGACCTTTTGTTGTTCCCCATCTGCGGATAGTTGACGCATTACTCAAGACACAATCCGAACCATTACGGGTAAATCTACCAACCATAATCCATCCACGCTGTAAGATAACAATCTTTAAATCCCCCTTAATATCCTGATTTACAGCGTCCGCCCTGACATACTTAACTTCGTCAATCATCATTGTTTCTGGCTTACTCATTTTATTTCTCCTTTATTGTTGTTTATCATTGCTCAATGGCTTTACGCAGCATTGATATAAAATAATCATCGTCGTCTTTTCCGCAATTATCGTCATATTCTGCGAGCCATTTTCTTGACTCGCTACGGCTTATCGTTATTTTGTCAGATGGCTTGACCACTGGCTGTTTACATTCCCAACAATGCTCACCTTTTAAATCTCCCAAAGTCTTACCCCCGCATTTATGGCACTTATTCGGCTCATCCACCGCAACGGTATTACCCGTAGTCTTTTGCATTGGGTTTCTTGTAGCAGAACAGATAGCGTGGTGCATTCCACCACGAAAACCACAAATATGGCAGGAATCATCCACCGGAACATTGTGCTTATTTGGTTCAGAGGAGCTTTTCAAATCATGCAGACGTTTAAATATTAACAACAGAGTAGCGTCAATATTATTCTGCCAAAGAGTGGGCTCTTGGGAGTGCAGATCCTTCTTCAGCAGAAATATATCCATCTCCCTGTTAGCGTTGGTTATGGTTAGCGTTTTCAGCTTCTCCTCAAGCTCTTGTATCCTCAATGCCAACTCTTGATAGCCACTGATTTTTAATTCTTTCGGGAGGGGTTCGTCGAGGGCGAGGAGGATTTCACGCACAAAATTAAACACCCAAGCATAATCCTTAGATACCATTTGCCGTTTTTCTTCTAGCTTCCTAATTGCGGCTTTAATGTTCATTTCATCTCCATGAATTTCTTAAAGTCGTCAGTTAATTCTTCGTACCCCCAAGAAACAACACCGCCTTTGCAAATTTGTTTTAGCACAATTCTAAGGACATCTTCGGTGCAGTTCGTTCTTGGTGTTTTATGGTAGTCCTCGCCAATCCTATTCGATATTTTAAGTAACAACCTATCAACAGTATTTTTCATTCCCCCACCCTCCCCTTTTCTAACAAGTCCACCCCGTGGGTAATAATTGTTAAACGCATTTTATCCTTGGCGGCGTAGGCGGCGTAGGTGGCGTAGGTGGCGTAGGTGGCGGCGTTGGCGGCGTAGGTGGCGTAGGTGGCGTAGGTGGCGGCGTTGGCGGCGGCGTTGGCGGCGGCGTTGGCGGCGGCGTTGGCGGCGTAGGTGGCGGCGTTGGCGGCGGCGTTGGCGGCGGCGTCGTTGGCGGCCTTGGCGGCCTTGGTGGCGGCGTTAGAAGGATTTTTTAAATACTCTTTAGCCGCTTCAATCGCTTTCCGTGGTCTATTGTCATCCGGGTACTTATCCTCGTATATTTTAATAACCTGTTCTGCCGCAAAAACTGCATATTGAATCTTCTGCGCATGCGTCATAGCATGAGTTACAACCCAATTAGCCCAATCCCAATGGTCGTTTTTGAGTAACGCATCAATAAACGGCTTTAATTCTCTGTCCGTTTGACGTTGGCTCCACTTATACCCATACACACAAGCTAATTGTTCTTTTAACCACTCATTTGTAATTTTCATTTTGTACCCTTTTCTAACTCGGCGTTGATAATTCGTTGCGCTTGACCAATAGAGCAAGAATATTCCCCAGCTTCCTCTGCGTGATGGAATCCAACATGACCGCAACTATCCAATACATCTGAAATTCTCTCAAGAACCTTCCTATGCTCCTCCCGAAGGGCTTGCTCACGCTGGATATATTTATCTTCCAACTGTTTCAATTTGATTGAGAAGTGTCCACGCTTAACATTGTCAACCAACTCAATAAACCTACAATTATCTAGGGTATACCCTATGCTTGTTTCTTTACGGTCAAGACTTGGCTTCTTCATGCTTATTGCGTTATCTCTTTGCCATAATGAATACACCTCGTCTTTGGTTAAGGTAAATTCCAGACCCTTATAAAGATAATGTTTTGAGTTTGTGCCGAATATTCTGTTCTTAGCCGAATACCAATGCTTTATCCAACGAAACCTCTCAAAGTATTCCTTTGATCTAAATACACGCTCTTTTTTCTTCTCTTTTGTAAGGCCCCCATACCACTTTTTATTTCTTTTAGACTTTTTCTCCTTTGCTTCCGCTCTTTTATCGCTCATTTTTGCTCCTTTTCCATTCTTCCGCCCACTCAATAATGTTCTCTACTGGCACTTCTTCTATCCAATCCCAGAATTCATCATCTGGTGATTGCCCTCCGTTGTCGACGTACTTCTGCGTTAAAAATGATTCGAAAGTGTTAAACATTTTTCCCTCTTGATTCTCTGAACGCCTTTAAAATCTCCCGTGCCTCTCTGAACGACCAGACGCCGATTGGATTCAACTTCGTCTTGACCTGATCTGCTACTTGCTCGTAAATTGATTGAGGATATTTTGTCTTCATAACGCCTCGTAGTAGGCAATATTGATGTTCATTCCGTAAGAAGCTCTTATCCCAAGATCAAACAGATTTTCTCCCTCGATTTTATTTAACAGCCCTTCATTCACCATCCGACGAACACAACGCCCTGCCGATATAAAGTAATTCTCTGCGCCCCAGTCGTAAATTTCAGCACTCGACACGATGCCTTTTGACTTTATCCAAGACAGGAGGACTTCTTTTTTTGTTTCCATGTCAATCGCATCCTTTTTTATATTCTATAAAATTAACAAGGGCTTCAATATCCTGTGTCAAACATGGCTCTAGTCGCTGTCCAGAAACAGGATAACAAGGGATTGATACTCCGCTAATTTCTGCCCTTTGCATAAGACGGTTAAAATATCTTGTGTTTGCAGATACAACAAATTGTTCTTGTGAAATAACTTCAACTCTCTTGATTTCCCTTTCACACCCTAAGAGCGGAAGAATTAAAAGCATCAAAAACGCAAATCCAATTAAAGAAAGAATCATAATATTGAACGGACTCTCATCCGGCTCGTCGGAAACATTCTTTTGACAGGTTGGACATAACAACTTCTTCGCTTTATGCTTTTCGATTGTCTTTGGATTTAACATAATTCTCCTTTATGCTTTACAGTTACCAGCCTATCCCGACCTTCGGCAGGATAATGCGGTGATCGTCCGATGAGGACTGCCGGGCGCACAATGTCAAATTATTTCATCAACCTGATCGTGCCTAACAATAACAACCCTATGGCTCGGATATTCTTTCTCCATTATTTCCAGTCCTTTCTTTTACAGGCGTGGCTTGGGAAAGCGTCCTTTGTTTCATACAGCTTTCCGCATAACTTGCACGTTACCAGCCTTGTTGTTGGCTTGCGCTTTCCGCTTATCATTGTCATTCCTTCCAGATTTCTTCCGGTGTCTGTGGCTTTCCGGCACTCAAAACCTCAACCCTCTTGGCGTTGTACTGCGTCTTCCCTCGGAATTCTTTCGTTGTGATTTCAGTGAACTTCAGCTCCGTGCCATGCACTCCGCCTGTTTCATCACTCCCAAACATCGAAACTGCGATCTCACCTAAATCCTGCGTTAAAACAATATAATCATTTCCTGTAAACACCTTACCATCCAGTGCCCTTGTGCGTGTAAATGGGACTATGCCTATTAAAGCCCCTACAATCTCGTTTAAACCGCTTGTTTGGCTTGTCGGGGCTTTGGTCGGTTCTGGCGAAATTGGTGCAGTAACGGGCGATTCCGCTTGTTTCTGTGGCATTCCTGCAGGCTTTTCGACAGATGGTTGAACAATCTCGGCATTAACGGCAGTGTTCCAGTCTGTTTTGTCTGGAACGTCCGTCATTTTTGGCGCAATATCCATTTTGACGGTTTCATCCGTGCTTATCCGCTGTTGAACCTCAACAGAAAGAGGAAGCAACTTGCAAAGTCTTTTGACGGCTGTTTTCTTCCTCATTTCATCCGTCCATTTAACCCATGGACTATATTCGCTTGTCCCTGCCTTGCTTGAGTTCTGAACCTTCTGTACTTCTTCCTTATTTAGAAAGACAAAAACTTTTTCATTCGCCATCATATTTTTTGCGATAGCGTATACACCAACAAACTCCCCACGATCACCGCTTGCCGGGATATGGCGCAAAATAGGATTTAACCCCTGTTCATACTGGAACTGGTCTTTTTCAAACACGCACTCGGCATTCAAAATGCTTGCCTCTTTTGATCTGTTGACCAACTCAACAAGCCCCTTGTATCCAACGATCAACTGGACTTCTTTAACGCCCTTATTAACAAACGGTACATAATAAACATGACCGATTGCCCCCGGCGTCAATCCAATCTGAACCGTCTGAAGAACGGCGGCAACTAAGCTGTTTTGACTACACCCCATCAACGCAGGAGATTGCATTACAATATTTGTTACCGCAAGAAACCTTTCCGGGCTTATTGTGTTATTTAAAGCCCGAACGATCAAATGTTCGTTTTTCTTGAGACAATCCTCTATCGTAACTAACTGCGTTCCTGCCACCTGTTTTTTTACTTCTGCCAAATTACTCATCTTTTTTCTCCTTGTTTAAAGTTATCTTTAACATCTTCCCGTCTTTTTTGGTAACTTGAAAAGTTGATCCTTTAACCTGAATCCACTTTGCCACATACTGGCTGGTACGAATCCCGGCATTTTCTCCGATAACCTGTTTTAATTTCGCCTCCAGCTCGTCTTTTGTGGCATCCAACGCTTTAATATTAGCCTTCGTCTGCTGTAACAGGGCGATAGATGCGTTCATTTCTTCGACCGCCTGTATAAGTTCGCCTGACTTCGGATAAATATCAACAATACCGGGATTATCTGCACCGATTGCAAACGGCGGAGTTTTGTCCTGCACCATTTTCCAAAATTCAGCGACTTTTGTTTCGATCATGGCGTAAAGCTCTGCATCAAATTTCAGATACTTTTCGACTGTGCGTTGGCCACCGCACAAACAATATACCCAAGCATCTTCTCTTTTAGATAACCCCATCTGCGCCGTCACCTGCGCTATGACCTTCGGCGGTATCTCGTCCGGGTTTTCCCACTTTTTCCATGACTGAGCCCCAACTGTCTTGATTTCGACAATGGTCTTCGTGCCTACTATAATATTATCCAACTCGCAGGAAAAAAACGGCATTGTCGCATGATGATAACGCTGTTTATACGCCATCAACTTGACGCCGTGTTTTTCGGCAAAATCATCTGACACAATGCGCTCCAGCTTTTTCCCCCATTGCACCGACTCATTCCCGGACAAATCATCCGCCGGAATTGTCCCCGTTTTAATGCCCCACAATTTTAATGGAGTCATGTACTCATCAATCCCCAAAATCGCCGGGACTTCGCTTGCCCCAATTATATTCATCCGATCAATTTCCATTTTTATCTCCAATCTGTTTTTCTAAATCTTTTCTCGTACCCTGCCAAACAACTTTAGCATCCTTCCCAGCGTGCAATCTCCAAATAGTTCCATCAAAAGAAGGAACTAGTCCGCGTTCCCATAATTTCTGGTTAATTCCAAAATTATTTTTATATTTGATGTCGAAGTATGTTGATATCGAAGCCCCGACCGAATCCCTGACCGAAGCCCAGACCGAATCCCAGACCGAATCCCCGACCGAAGCCCCGACCGAATCCCTGACCGAAGCCAAGACCGAAGCCCCGACCGAAGCCCTGACCGAATCCGCGACCGAATCCCTGACCGAATCCCAGACCGAAGCCAAGACCGAAGCCCCGACCGAATCCCTGACCGAAGCCCCGACCGAATCCCAGACCGAATCCCCGACCGAATCCCTGACCGAAGCCCAGACTTTTAATAACAACAAGTCCCTTTTGGAAACTTTCTTCGCTTTTAGGTTTGTGAGCGGATTAAAAATCTTTTTGACAATCAATGGACCAACGATAGTCTTAAAGTTCACCTCTCGGCAGAACTTCTCTATTAAACATTTATCGTCTGTTGTGTTCATCTGATCTACTTCAAACAATCCAGTCAATGGGCTATATTCGTACTTGTTCACCTCGTCGGCTTTATTGCCCGTAAATCCGTAGAACGACGATATAGATGAATGACTGTCCGCTGTTTCGACCATATTAAACGCAGGGTCTTTCTTTAACATAGCCTGACGTTGTTTCCAATCGAAATAATACGGATTGCCGTTACCATCTGATATTAAGCTAAAAAATTTACACATTTTTCACCCCTCCGCTATCTCCAATATTGAATTAAAGATGTTCTCCGACGTCAAAAGTTCCGTAAATGTAAAATTTAACGGCGTATCGTTTATTGATAAAAACTTTATTATATTTAAAATTTCCTCTTTAAATCCCGGCTTTGATAATCTGCCAAATAAAAGATTATTTAAATCTGCGCTGTACGGCTTTGCCCGTTTATATTTCTCCGGCTTTAATTCAGCTAATTCATTCCAAAGAACAATAGTTTCTTTTACATCCTCAACGGAGTCCGCCTTTACTTTTTTCCATCTTTTATCAGCAGATTGGCGCCGAGATTCAATCCACAATTCCAGTTTTTCCATTCGCTTTAACAGCGACGGGGAAACGTATTTCTCACCGTCTGTTATCAATAAATCAACAGAGCAAAGATAATCTAAAAAAGATTTCAATTCCTCCTTCGACATTAACAATTTATAAGACAACCCCTCTGCAACATGGCTCGTAATGTTTAACGCATAATGTTTGCAATTCCGCAATGTTTCCAAAATTGCCCACCAACGCCCGTAACCCTCAAACCCGTAGTTTTTTATCAGGCACACGATTTTTGTGTCACCCAACGAATCGGCGTCATGTGGGAAAGTTTTTGAACCGTTCATTCGATCCTTAAATTAAAAAACCCTGCCGGGATGCGATCCGGGAATATCTCGCATGGAGAACCCGGACAGGGAATAAAAAAAGGCACACCCTCGACGGATGCGCCTATCATTTCAATTTTTGTTTTTCCCGGTACGTTTTTCATTTTGTTTTCCGATCTCCAACGGAATATTAAAACTTTACCACAACCATTTTAATTGTCAATAGTTTTCTTCTCGGCTGTACAAATCCCTAGGCGCATGATGTCGATTAATGTCCAGCCCTGCGCCCTCAATGCCATAATCCGGGCGTGTTCCGCTTCCGTTAAACTGCAATTTGCTTGGATGTATGCTTTGCGTTCGGTCATTTTAAAACCCCCTGAGATTAGTTGAACAAAATTTTATTATCCAAAACAACAAAAGAATAATATTTATTGAAATAATTATCCTCTTGATTCATTTTCTTACGCCATGCGCTTCATTCACTTGACAGTCAACCAGTTCCAAAACACGGCTGGACAGCTCCGCTTCCTTGAATATGTCTTGCTTTGTCATTTTACAACCTCAAAGGTATCATCTATTTTATGGCTTGGCTCACCGTCTTTTGAACACTCCAGCCAGTCAACAAGCCCAGTCCGCTTGAATTCCTGCAAGGTTATCATGCTGGCGGGCTGTGTGCAGTAAAGACGCCTATCATTAATACCCCGGTAATAATTACGGAAATTACCGCTATTCTCTCGAATAAATTTAACGTATTTCATGCGTTCACCTACATGCACTTTTTAATATAGGTTTCTCTTGCCTCTTTTGTAACAATTCGCGTCAACCCGTTCCCCTTGTCTACGTCCGATATTGCACAGGCTGGAACGCAATACGCCCGCCTATCATCATCCGCCTGTATGTGTATCTGATCGGAAAACCGTCCCGGTGGCTCTATCCGTGTTATTGTGCCCCAGTGGTCAATATTTGCCATGTCGCCTCTGTTATATAATCTTTGTCCTATGCTTAGTTCATTGTATTTCATATTTTCATCCCTCCGTTGTTATTATTTACGGTCAAATTGCCATTGCCGAAACTCTAACAAAAACTATTGGTTTTTTAATTAACTTTTTCAAATTTTGACCAAATTTTACATCCCGCACTATAGGCCGCTTTGCGCGTATAATAACCCCGGGAGCAACCTCTATATGAGCGCGCATACCATTTACCCAATTCCTCCTGATACTCAATCCACCAGTGTTTTTCCATGTCCCCCCCTTTGTTATTTGTAAAATGCATGATCTTTGTATTGATAGGTTTTTACCTTGCACCAGCGAAACGGCTTTTCATGGCGTGGATTGATAAAGTACAAAGCCCCGCCAGTCCTGTCTTTGATTCCGCCCACGAGTGCCTCTTGCGCTATTTTAAGAGCCAAGGCTTGTGTTTTGGGGCTGGACTGCTCATATAATCCGCTCGTCAGCCCGTAATACTGCCTAGGTTGCACAATCACATCCCGGATAGGCTTATCCCACGCCACTGACCTGTTAATCACGGTAGACGCTACAAGACGCATACCCTCTGCGCCCTGTCCACCGGCCTCGCCAACTAACAGCATAGCCAGTAATACTACTGTTGTTATGGGCATTTTAAATAATCCTTTCGTAGTAACACCCACATATAGGATCAGAATAGAAAATCTTCCCATCCATAACATTGCTTGAACACTCGGAAAGTGTGTTTTCAGAAACTAACACCATTTTATTATATATACCGTTCGGACTATATTCTTTCACTCTTACGCTTGGGATAAACGATTCTGCATTTTTTACTATAATATTTATCATACCATCTTCTCCATTGTTTTAGTCGCTCTCCCTCGACCTATTGCTAGTATAGCACGTAACATGGTATTGTCAATAGTTTTTTATCAACTATTTTTATCTATTTTTTTCCCGTCTAGTCCTCGTCGCTGTTTTTTAAAAAACTATTGCACGCTCTCAAAAAAAACACAAAAAAAAATTATTTTTTGAACCCAAAATAATCAATTCTCAACTTATTAACGACGCCTCGCCTCGACGGCATCGGCACCAATATAATGCATACGCAGTGCATCCCCACATAGAGAGTGGTACATGTGCATTGCTACAGTACATTACAGCACACCATTTTTTTGACTATTTTGATATTGGGCGGTGAGGCGTAGCCGATACCGCCTGACGCCTCCGGCGTCTATTATGCTTCTCGGCGCACCTGCGCCGGACTTATAGTGTCACCATGATCTATAGATAGATTATACTTATCTTTTTACATAGACTACGCTGGACGCCTGTTTTTGGTGATTTTTTTGGGTATTGTGGTGCATCCTGGCGACATTTCTATTGACACTATTTTCTCCATGATATAGATGTGTTATTTTCCAGTATTTTGGGTGTTGTAAGTCATTTATTTTCAATGGTTTATAATATCTATTTCCTATAATGTAGGTTATGTTAACTTGACTCCGACGAGGACTTAAGCCGTTAGGAGTTATCCACAGGTTATCCACAGGCTCGGACATAGAGTCTAGGCCAGACACTCATTGGCAGTCATAGTGATAGAGTGCTAGTGTGTCATGATCGAGCGTCATGCGTGGCGTGTTGTGTGTGATCGGCTGGCGTGTCGTGGTGCAGGGTCGGGCTTGGCACCCCCTCCCCCTATGGCTATTTATATCCGACCCCTTCCACACATCCCCATAAAAATCCAAGTCTCTAAACTTTTCCAAGCCCCCTGTAAAACGCCCACAGTATCGCTAGGATTCGATTCTAGGCATTATTTGTCATGTGGTAGTGTGTTGGTATGGTTTCAGGTTTAAAAGGCTTTAAAGAGGAATTTTTCCCGTTGCGCAACAAATCTATTGACAATAGGAAATGATGGTGGTATAAAATTTATCAGGAGGTGGGTGATATGCGAAAAGAGTTGAGAGTGGTAAAGACGTGCGAGGAGTGCGGTAAGGTATGGATGGGGCGGAAGGATTCGATAAGGTGTAGTCCTACGTGTAATAACAAGGCGTGGGTACGTGTAAATCGTCCTGGGGTTAAAAAGCATGGATTATCGGAGGTAAAAACAGATGTATAAAGCGACTGTTGTTTTAAGAAAAGATGGTGTCCGAGAGATTGAGTGTCGTGATTTTGGGGTTGGGAATGGGGTGTTGACGTTATGGGATGTTGATGGGTTGGGGAGGAAGACGCCGATGTGGATGTTCCCGTTAGATACAGTTATGCAGGTGTATGGCGTGTTTATTGATAATCCGGTGATACAGTGAGGGATGTTCATGTTAAGGTTCAGTGAACAAAGAAGGATGCGAGAGGGCGTATTGTATGTTTTACTTGTGTTTAGGTGCATCAGGCGAACAAGTATTCCAAAAGGTATAATGAGTTGCTTGAGAAGGTTGGTACGGAAGAGAAGGTTTTAGGTGGTAATTATGAAGACGTTGCATAAGGACATTAAAAAATTAGAAGGAAGCCGGTTACCGGTGGCGAAGCCTATCTGGCAGATGTCAGATGAGGTTGGGGCGACAAGGGAGCTGTTGAAGAATAAGATAGCGCAGTCGCATAAGATTGAGGATATGGTTGTAAAGGCGGCGCATGATGGATTGAATGCAACGACGAAGGTCTTTTTTGAAGGGGCGGAGGTAGCGGAAGTACCGGATTACGGAGTTAGGCATAAGTATTGGAGGGACATTTTGATAATGAAGAAGTGGCTGGCGAAGACGGACGTTAATGTAGACGTGCGTAATCTTACAATAAATGCACAAGAAGAAGAGATCCTGCGGCGATATTCAAATGAAAACACTTGAAGATTTCCTACCAGAAGAAGATTTATCCCGGTACAAACTTTTAACCAATAAAGATGCGAAGCGGATATTTATACAGGAAGCGGCGAAGAGGTATTTTCCGTTGATGGTGCATATTTTAGGGTATCGGGATACTGGTGCGTTTCACGTGGAACAGATGCAGGAGATCGCCGAGGTTAAGGGGATGGGAGATTACTCATCCCGGCGTCTTTGGTTATGGGCAAGAGGACATTTCAAGGCGGTCGATGAAAATGAACCTGTTCCGACGCCATTAGGATTTGTTCGTCATGGAGATATAAAGGTTGGAGATGAAGTTTTTTCTCCAAATGGGAAAGCAATAAAAGTAATTGGTCGTTCAGAAACTTTTATAAATTCTGAATGTTATAAAATTACGTTTAGCGACGGATATTCTGTTGTTGTTTCTGGGGATCATCTTTGGTGTGTTGGTAGAAAAAGTCGTCGTAGGGTGTCTGGAACGAACAAAAGGCAATATCGAGATTGGTCTATAAAAACAACCGAGGAATTACATCGGCACGATCATAAGCAAGACAATAGATATTCCGTTCCTCTTTCTTCCCCAGTAAAAGGATACTACAAATTCCTCCCCGTTCATCCATATGTTCTTGGTGCTTGGCTTGGGGATGGTTCATCGGCAAGTGGTGGTTTTACTTGCGACGACCAAGAGATAATTGATAATATCTCGAAATGTGGATATATTGTTTCTCGGTATCCGTCCGACTATGCTTATGGTATAAAAAAATTGAAGGTAAAATTAAGGGGATTAGGAGTTCTATCGAATAAACATATCCCCATGCGGTATATGATAGCTCCAGAGAACGATAGAATGGAATTGCTTAATGGATTAATGGATACTGATGGAACTTGTGATTCAAGAGGGACAGCAAATTTCTGTAATAAGAGTAAACGTCTTGCTACTGATTTTTTCAGGCTTGCCAATTCTTTGGGATTATGTGCATCAATCAGAAGGCATAAATCAAAATATAAGGGTGAAGATTATTATTTTTTCCAAGTATCTTTTCAGGCATATGGGAATATATTTAAATTAAAAAGAAAGCAAGATAGGACGAGAGTAAATAAAAAAAGAGTTTTCAGAAGCAAGTACATAATTTCCGTTGAGAAAACAGACACTATCCCTACAAATTGCATAAAAGTAGAATCCAAAGATGGTCTTTATCTCATAGGAGATCGGTATACCGCAACACACAACACCAGTTTAATAACAGAAGCTCATTCGGTATGGCTTGTTGTGAACAATCCGAACATAAGGATCTTGCTTGTATCGAATACGATAGGGATAGCGGAGAAGATTCTAAGGAATATAAAGTCACATTTCATGGTGAATGCGGAGTTCCGGTACTTTTTTGCTGAATTCTGTCCACAACCGAATACAGCCGGGAAGATAGAGTTTGGCACGACTGAATATTTCACAACGCCAGCCCGTTTTAAATCGCTTAAAGAGCCGACGATGATGGTCGCCGGTATTGGCACTAACCTGACAGGGTTGCACTTCGATTATGAGAAGATAGACGACCTTGTAACAAAGGACTCGACAGCAAATGATACTCAAATCCAGACTTCCAAAGATTATTACTCTACCCTCCGGCAACTCTTTGACAATCCAAGCTATCCGAAGGAAGACGTTATCGGGACGATATACCATTTCAATGATTTATACTGTGACTTTAGAAAGTCCAGACGAATGGCTGAGTCTTTTATCCCAGTTCGCACGGAAGAAGGGATTAGTTTCCCGGAAAGGTTCAGCGACGAAAGCCTTAATCGAATAATGATTGATGTAGGCCCGTATGAATATTCGACGCAGTATATGCTTAACCCGGTAAATCCAGCTGATGCAAAGTTTAAGCAGGAATGGATTAAATATTACGATACGTTGCCCGAGGGGCTGGCTGAATACATAACATGCGATCCGGCGAGTACGCAGAAGAAGAAATCAGATTTTACAGTAATAATGAGGTGGGGCGTTGATTCTGAAGGAAATCATTATCTGCTTGAAGGCGTTCGTGATAAGCTCACGGCGTTTCAACGAGTAGATAAACTGTTTATGCTCGTCAAGAACGCAAGAAACCTTAAATGGGTGAAATATGAAGTTTTGGGCGGAAGGCATGGTGATCTTGAGGTTATAAGGGAACGGCAAATTAAAGAGCAGGTGTTCTTTAACATCCAAGAAACAAAAGGCACGGCGACAAGTAAGGCTGATAGAATTGAACAACGTCTTGTTCCTGCGTACCATGCTGGGGTGATTAACTGGCCTCGACAGATGATAACAAAATCCGTGTATGATGGGAATACTCATGACTTCATTCAAGATTTTCTTTTAGAGTTTTTACAATTTCCGTTTAGCGAGCATGATGATATTTTAGACTGTCAGTCGCAAATATTCGAAGACCCTAAAATGATAATCAAAGGGTCGAAGACATCCGTCAAGAAATCTGGAAAACTAGTAACCGCAGATGATTGGGAAAGGTTTTACAGTAATTTAGAAAAAGAGAAAAATATGTTTAAACACTTGACGAATGAACAGTTTAGGGATAGAAGGTTAGTTAGGAAGTTTAAAAGCATTGTCAAGAAAGGGCTGTAAATGTTTTCTTGGATATCTGGAATCATCAGAGAAAAAATATCCAGAAAGTTTACTGGAGCAATAAGAATAAATTTTTTTAATGGTGGAATCTCAAATATCAACGTCGAGGAAAGCATAAAACCTCCAGCGTTGTAAATTTTGTAAAATATAGTTTTTGGGACAATGCGAAACACGCAAGCCCGTTAGAGATTAAAATCTCCGACGGGCTTTTTTATTTAACTGGAGATTAAAGTCATGCCGAATCTAAACGCCGACGAGATAAGCTCTTGGAAGGGCAGGATACAAAGAGGCGAGGCGTTTCAAGCGAAGAATCATAAGGCGTGGCGTGATGCAGTTGATTTATATAATTGTGAATTCTTTCAAAAAAATCTTGGATATGACCCAGAGCGTGTTGAAGTAAATTTTGCGAATTGGTACATTGATAATTTAGTAGCCCTCGTTTATTTCAGAGACCCTTTCATTTTTGTAAAATCCCGTAACGATAAATACACCACATTTGCCGAAACAATGGAGCAGGTCATTAACTACCATTGGATCGAAATGGGGTTAAAGCAAGAGAACAAGAGGGCAATTCGTTCGGCGTTTATGATGCCTCCGGGATGGGTTAAGGTCGGATACACCGCCGAGCTTGGACAGGACGTTGCAAAGATCGACGAGATAAAAGAGAAGGGAGCAATCCAATTATTAAAAGACGCTATAAAGGGAGTCTTCTCAAAAGAAAAAAAAGAATTAACCCCAGAAGAGCAAGGGCATCTGAATTATTTTATTAAAGAGGAAAATATTTTTGCGACGTGGATTCCGTCGTGGAATATTATAATGCCAGAAGGGTATCATGTTATTGAAAAGATGCCCTGGATTTGCGAGATTGAAGATGTGAATATGCTCGACTTCTTGGCGAATCCGACGTACAAGAATAAAACGGATTTAAAGTCGGATAGACGCATAGAGCCAACTAATGATGGCGGACGTGAAATATCAAAGGTTGGATATGCTGATTCTGATGCAACAAACGAAGACAATGATGTTATCCGTCTTTACCATATTTGGGATAGGCGTGGACAAAGAAGGATGACTCTTTCTATGCGGTCAAATGAGCCTCATTCCGAAGGGAAGTGGCCGTATGATATGGAAGGTTTCCCGTATCTTCCACTTGCGTTTGATGAGTCGTTGCCAACAGACCAGACATCAAACCCTTACCCACCAAACTGCCTCAAGTCAATAATGCCGCAGATCATCGAAAAAAGCAATATGCGGACGCAAATGACTAAGTGGAGAAAACGGGCTTCAGCGTTTATTATGTGCCAAAAGGGTCTTTTAACTGAAGACGACATGCAACAGATAACTGAAACAGAAGGTCTTCAGGTCGTTAATATCTCCAATATTCAGGCTGTTCAGATGCAACAGGGCCCGTCATTGCCGAATGAAGTATTTGCGGTTGAAGCGGCCATTGATAAGGATTTACAGCAAGGAACAAGCATGGGGCAAATGATGTTTGCACCTATGCCGGGGCAAAGGACTGCCACACAAGCAGGGTTAGCCCAACAGGGCATGGAATTACATGCACAGAGCCGAGTGGACTGCATAGAGGACTTTACGGTCAGGGAAGCCCGTTGTATTGCACAGTTGGCATGGCAGTTCTACGATAAGAAGAAGGTCGAAGAGATTATTGGAATGCCGGTATCTGAAAATATGTGGCCGACGCTTCCAAAAGAACCAAAAGAACGCCGTAGGGTTATTCAAGCCGAGTTACAGTTTAAGATTGATGCCGGCTCGACTGCCGCTCCGAAGGATGAGCTTGTTGACAGAAAGCAGTATCTTGATGCGCTGTCGATTATTTCTAGTATTGCTCCGGGACGGCTGAAAGAAGAGGAAGTCGTCTTAGGCGTATTGAAGAAATTCAAATTTAACCGTGAGGTCGACAGGCTTGTTTACACGAATGACGATGAAGAGCGTGTAGCGGCACAGCAAGAGAATCAGTTATTGAATAGCGATGTTCCACAGGTTGTTTCTCCGAATGAGAACCATAAGATTCATATGGAGGAGCATATCAAGGGCGGACAGCCTACTCAAGTTATGGATATACACCTTACAGATCATGGCAAGTTTCTTGGCGTGAGTTTGACGGGTGATAAGAGTGGTAGCGGTTCAAACACACCACAGGCGGGCGATAAACGCCCGCCAATGAAATCTTCTAACCCTGAAATTGTTCGTCAAGGGAACACTTCAGCGGGGGATATCAATCAGAGCGCACAGAATTTAGGGGCTGGTACGGGCGCACCCGAAAGGATGACGTAAATTGCCACTTTACGAATATTGTTGCCCCAAGTGCGAAAACAGATTTGATATGTACCGTTCTTTCTCTGATTACGACAAAAGAACAAAATGCACCCGTTGTGGAAATAGGGCTGATCGGTTAATTAGCCTGCCGAACACAAATAAGGACAGGGCGTACAACTTTATTGATAATGCCACGACGGCTAAGCCAATACATATTACGAGTAAAGGGCAATGGAAGAAACATTTAAAAGGGTTAGGTTTGACGGATGATATTCCGCAAGCACCGCCCAAACATGGGTCATTAAAGCAAGTAAAGAATGAGCCGTCAAAGGCGGATAGGATTGAAGGGCATAAGAAGAATATCGAAGGTATATTAAGAGAGAAAGGGGCAATAAGATGAAAAGCAAATCTAAAGGGAATAAAGGGGTTGGCAAAGGGTCAATCCTTCAAACACAGTGTAAAGGGAGGTAGAAGTATGGCAGAAAGACTCACACCCCCGAGCAAGCCGGTTGCACGTAAGGATGGAATTAAGATGGGTAGTGCGAATACTACCTTGACGACTCCGAATCCTACGTTCGGTCGGTACATGGGTTCTAATCAACCCGGCTCAACTGCCAAAGGCGAAGGTACGCTTTTCGGCAAGAAGTAAAAACAAGAAAGGTAACAAATGGACAAGCCTAATACTAAGAGCGTTCAGGACACGTTGAGAGAGGTCGTTGGGGAAACCGTAAGCTCCCCCAAGACAGCCCCTGTCACCGAACCGAAAGAAGCCGCTCCGACTGGCACTTCTACGGAAACAAAAGCTGGTGAACCCGTAAAAGAGTATGTTTCGGGTATTGATTTATCCGATATTCCAGAGCAGGACAGACCTCGGTTTAAAGAGTTGTTTTCAAAGAAGGCAAAGCTACTTGAAGATGGCTACCAAGCCAAATTTAAGGGTGTTGCCGCACTTGCCAAGGCTCAACAGGACATGGAGGCTATGGGTCTTCAGGTTGATGAAGCTAGGGACGTATTGACTAAGCATCTTGAGTCAAAGAAAGCCAAGGCTTCAGGTGTTGAAGTTAAAGTTGACACCAAGGCAAAGAATTTGAGAACGCTTGACAGGTTAATCGAAAATGCCGCTGATACTGACCAAAAAGCCGCACTTCAACAAATGAGAACCATCGTTGAAGAAGAAACCGGCATCAAGGAAATCAAAGAGAAGCTGGAATTATTTGACAAGTTCTATAAGGCATCAACAACTGAACTTTCCAATAAGAGGTATTCACAGCTTGATTCCGAGATTAAAGTCCTTGAGGAACAATACGGTGCAGAATTGGTGGGCAAGTATAGAGAAGACATCTTGAAACACGGGATGCAGTCGAATAACACGCCCCGTCGTCTTCTTCATGCTATCGCAGACCCTGACGAAATCGAGCAAGCTATCCTGACGAAGAAGACGAAACCAGAAGTACCCAGAATAAGCGAAGATAAACTTAACGCTATTTCGTCAAGCTCGTCTGGAATAACAGGCTCTAAAGAACACCTAGACACAAAGAAACTAGGGTTTAAAGACCTATTCCGAGAGTTGGCAAAGAAATAGTCCCAACTGACAGGAGAGCCAAATGTCGTACTTATCAACGACTGTAGCTTGGGACACAATTCGGAGCATTACGCACCCGAAGGTGGCCCAGAAGATTGCCGATAACATTACCGGCAAGATCCCACTTCTTTATTTTCTGAATCGCATGGGGAATAAAGAGATGGAGAATGGCGGTGTCAACTATATGTTGCCCGTCTTTAAAGAGCTGGCGAGTGCCCAGTTTTATACCGGGTTGACTTCGTTGTCTTCCAATGAAGCCGATCCATTCACGACCGCTATCTTCGAGCGCAAACAGGTGACTGTTCCGGTTGTGGCATCTGGAACAAAGATGTTGCAGAATTCAGGGAACAATCCTGAAGCCATTATCAATTACATGGCGGCGATTGTCGAAGCGGCTGAAGAATCAATGAAGAGCGCATTAGCTGGCTCTGCGAACGGCATCTTCTCGACGAACACCGAGAGTGATGTTGGTATTACAGGTTTACAGAACATCGTTTCTGATACTCCGACAACGACCGTCAGCGGTGGTCTTGACCCTGCGACGTATTCGTTCTGGCGGAATTATCAGGGAGCTTGTGCAACGAATTTCAGCACGAGCGGACGTTCTTCGTTTGACACGGCGTTTTACTCTTGCGTCCGTGGAGATGAATCGCCGACCATTGTCGTTACGACACAGGCGGCTTATATTAACCTCAACACCGTATTGACGGGGACGATTAGCTTCAATCAGAACAACGTCGCTCCTAAAGTCAATTATGGCGATCTGGCGTTTGAACATATCTATTGGCATGGCGTTCCTGTCATGTTCGATAGTTATTGTCCTGCTAACCATGCGTATTTTCTGAACTTGAAGTATCTGAAGTTTATGGTGCATGGTGAAAGGGACTTGTCGTTTAGGGATTGGATTACTCCCGGCGATCAGGATGCACTGGTGGCTCGTATGTATTGGGCTGGAAACCTCGTTTGTTCAAACAGGGCTCGTCAGGGTGTTATTTCGACGAACCTCGATACCTATTAACTGAAAGGAGAATAAGACAATGCGTAACTTAAAAATGTTGTTAGCGGTTGCTTTTGTTCTTGCTTTCACGGGTATCGTGAAGGCTGAGAACTCGGCAACGGGTTATGACGCAACGTATAGAAGCCAGCAGGTTTTTGTTGGAGCTTATGCGTATGCGGCGGTAAGCAAGAATGACGTTGTTATTCTTGACGTTACAAACAGCACCAATGGCTCAACGAAGGGTGCTTATATTAATACAACGACAACAACGAACAGCGTCTATGTGTTTGGCGTTGCTGATGAAGACATTGCGACTGGCACGTTGGGTCGCATTTGTGTTCGTGGGCCGCACCTTGTTACTATGATAAACACTGGGCTGACTGTTGCCGGGACTCCGATGGGGGCTTCTAGTACGGCAGGAAAAGCGGCCGCAACGTCAGCGGCTGATGGTACAGCGAGTGGCGTTCTTGGATTAGGGTTGTCTGATACATATGACACCACTGATACTGATGCCGCATGGATCTGGGTTAATCCTAGAACCCATAAATAATGCTTCTGAAGGGGTGAGCAATATCACCCCTTCGACATTTTAATGACAAACATTATCGTTATCGCCATATTACTGATGCCTTGGATATTCGTGCCTGACACGTCATTTATTGACCAGATGCGATTACCAAAAGCTGTTTTCTTTGATATGGTGTGTATGACAATAATTGCGTCATGCTTTATCTCTGGGCAAAGATTCCAATACAAGAATAAATGGCTTGGAATAATGCTTCTTATGATAATGGCAGGTTTGTTTATGAATTGGTACTTTCCATATATGATTCAGATCGAGAATAAGCGTGTTCTGAATATGTGGAACTTAAGTGCGTCGATTCATGCCATATTAGGGATTGTGGCGTCATTTTGTATAATGACAAGCCTTGACAGGGCTAGTTATATAAGGATAGCCAAAGCGATATGTCTATCAGCGGTGTTCTGTTCGCTTTTTGGCATACTACAGGCGATAGGCTTTGACCCAATGTCGCAGATTACAACGTATAAGGCCTACGAATCTAACCATGTTGCCGCAATTTTAGATCATCCGAATATGCTTGGGAATTTTCTTGCGCTGTCGATTCCATTCTTTCTGTTTTTTGATGCCCCGATATTTGCTCTTGGTATTTGTATTTGTGTTCTTTGCCTTTACTTTACGCATTCTTCAACGTCAATGATGGCGTTATTCATTAGCACTCTTGCTTACTTCTTCATTAAAAATATAAGAAACGTGAAGTGGGTAATTGGAATTATTGCCGGCAGTGCAATTGTTCTTGCTGTCGTGTTGACAGCTCCGGGGTTTAATAAGATATCAGCAGGGTTCACGGGTCGTGCGGCGATCTGGGGACAGGCGATTGAAAGGATAAAGGACAATCCTGTATTCGGGCAAGGCTTGGGGAGATTTGCCACGTTTGACATTAACCAAAGCGGAATGCGTTGGGAGTTTGTCCATAACGACTATATTGAAATGGTCATAAACTTCGGGTTTATTGGACTAGCCATCTTTGGCTTTATAATTTTCAATTCATTTAAGAATTTCAACCTATCGTCGGAGAATGCGTTAGGTTTCTCATATATTGCGTCACTTGTGGCGTTTCTGGTGATTATGTTCGGGTCATTCCCTTTAGAATTCGCTCCGGCGTGTTTATTGGGGATGATGGCGTTTTGCGGCACTGAACGACTTTAACTAAAGGGGTAATATGGCTAAGCAGAAAGATGTTAAGTTGGAAGACAACAGTAAGGTTTCAATGTTTGAGTATTCCGAGATGGCTTCACAAATGATTGAGCAGAGGAAAAAAGAGTTCTCTAATCTTCAGCACAATTATTTACTTGCGACGATGGCGTTAAAGAATACCCAAGAACAGATTGCCAATGAACGTGTAGCTTTCGAGCAATTAAAGAAGGCTGAAGAGAAGCGTCGTGAGGACATTCTTGTTAAAAAAGAGCGTGACATGGACGAAAAAGCTCATGCGCTTGAAGTGAATGTAAGGACGTTTGAGAAGAGAAGTGCAGATTTGAAAGCCCGTGAGATTGCCGTAGCTCATTTATTTGAAGATCGTAACAAGTTAAATGAAGAGCGTATCGACGTTGAACGGCTTCGGAATAAAGCTGAAGATGCAATGCGCCAAGCCAATAAGAAGAGTTCAGAGGCGTCGGCGTTAATGAACACCTCAAGGGTCAAGGAAGACGAGGCTAAAGCGTTAATGGCAAAAGTTGACGCTATGAATGTAAACCTTGCGACAAGAGAGGCACAGCAAAAGAAGCAAACGGATGAGATAATCAATCGAATTAAGGAGCTTAACGCCTTAAAAGAGATTGTTGACCCGAAGATAAAAGAACTTGAATTGGTTGATGCCGGGATTAAAGAGAAGGAAGCCGAGCTTGCCCAAAGAGAGAAAGATGTTGCGAGGAAGCTTGAAGAGGATAGGGCTATTGTTATCGCCTTCTCTGAACGGGAAAAAAAGCTTAAAGCCCGTGAAATAGAGGTTTCGACAAGAGAGCAGGAAGTCACTCGGAAATTGCTTCTTATGAAAGGGTCTGAAAAATGAGCCGTAAAGTCATGACCGGGAATGAAGGGGTATTGGATACTGACAGGACGTTAGTGTATAACCTTGTCTTTAAATCCACGCTCAAGGCAAGAAACATTTCCGTTTCAGACACGGCTACACCTTTACCGACGACTCCGCTTGCTAGGAGAATGAGCATTATTGTTCAGAATTATGGCAACGTTGTTTTGTTTATTGGGGCTTCCGATGTCACAGTTAATGATGGATTCCCGATATTGCCAAGGGCTACGATACAGTTAAGCGTTGAAGAAGAGGTCAATATTTACGGCATAGTAGCGACTGGCACTTGTGCGGTTCGCATTCTGGAAGGGGCATAGTATGCAACGCCTTGACATAGCAACGTCAGTTGAATCAATATCGAATGTCCAACAGCAGAGGTCGCTTGTAAACAGAGCGATTCAAATTGCTCTTGAGAGAGTCTATCAGTTCACAGACTGGCCGTATTACCTTCAATGGGGTTCAATAAGAACGACAGCCACATACACAACTGGCGCGGCAAAGGTAACGAACGGAAGTAAGACGGTTACTGGCGTTGATACCGTGTGGACTTCTGCCATGATCGGGAGAAAGTTTAGACATTCAGACGAGGCGGCTTATTACCGTATAACGGCTGTTGGTGGGGATACAAGCCTTACCATTGATAACGAATATCAAGGGACTACGGATGTCGTTGGCTCTTCTTACACGATTTATAAAGACGAGTACCGGCTTGCTTCTGATATGGATAAGAACAAGACGGCTATTCAGATACAAAACCGTGTTCCGATGGTAGATCTTCCGCCGGGTGAATTTGATAAACAGATGCCCGTTCCGCAGTCTTATGCAGACCCAATTTATCAGGTTCAGTCAGGCACGAAGCTTGACACTTACACCACGGGGACAGTAACGTGTTCTGGCACGACAATAACAGGAATTGGGACAGCTTGGTCTTCCGTTGAAGGTCTTGGACGCATGAGCCGGATTATTATCGGTAGCAATGCTTATACCGTTAAGTCCGTCAATTCGGATACATCAATCACAACATATGAAGCCCTTACAGCGATATCTGTTGGCACAACATATGTCATTGAGCTTCGGAATGTCATAGTCCAGCTCTATCAGATACCGGATGCCGCAAGGATGCTCTACTATCGCTATTACAGGATCCCGGAAATTATGGCGAATGATTATGACAACCCGGATATGCCATCTCATTGGGATTGGGTGCTTATTTACGGGGCACTATCAATGACTTTCCTTCAAAAAGGGGATGTAACAAAAGGCACTGAATGGTGTCAACAGGAGTTCGAAAAAGGATTGGCTTTAATGAAGAACAAGGTTGGGTCTTTTGTTGCCAACCGAATTTATAAGAAGCAGTGCGTGGATAAGGCAGGGAGTCGTCCCGGCGTTGGATTAGAAAGAAGCTCATTCGATAGGCGGTATTCTTCGTGATTAAAAGGTTAATACTCACAGCGATTCTATTGTTTTCTTCATTGGCTACGGCTAACGCTGGTGTCCTATGGAGTAAGCATTCATATTTTCGTAACTTCGGTGGTCTGAATGACGTGTCTTCTTCTTCTGAAATTGAAGATAACGAAGCGACAGATATTCAGAACATTGTCTTTGATACGTCAGGTGCTATCAAGAAGCGTTATGGATACAGAACGCTTCCAGAATCAACTGGAACAATATATAAGGCGGCGACTGGTCAGATCACCGGGCTGATATATTTCAAGAAGTCAAACGGAGATAAGTTTCTCTTTGGAATAAGCAATGATAGTGGTCAGGCGAGAGCCTTCTATAAGCAGTACGACACAAGCACATCATTACCCGTTAGTGCGTGGACAGACAATACTGGGATTTTACCATCTGGATATTCAGCTGATTATTTAGCGACGCTTTCAGTTGCGAATGATTTAGTTGTTATTACGCTCGATGCCGGAACACAAAAGAAGCCTTTTGCATGGACAGCGACAGCCCCAGTATATCAATTATCATCTGATGCGAATCTTCCTGTTGCGACATTAAACTGTTATCATAAGAACATTTTATTTCTCGCCGGCAATGACGCTTATCCTTCAAGAGTGTATTTCAGCAACCTTGGATTGATTGACACATGGACGGTCACAGACTTCTTTGATGTTAATTCCAATAATGGAACAAGGGTGACAGGTCTTATTTCTGCGTATGACTGTCTTTACATTTTCTTAGACAAGTCAATATGGAGGCTTTCTGGGTCTGATAGAGATAGCTTTCAACTTGAGAAGATGGTTGACAATATCGGAACGACGAGCCAGCAGTCTTTATCCATTGTAAATAATCTTATCTACTTTACTACGGCGCAGGGCGATATTGCAGTGTATGACGGGGCATATACCGTCAAGTTTTTATCACAGAAGATACGCAACACAATCGGTGGATTGAATTTTACCAGAGCAAGCAAGACGTTGGGTCTTGCCTTCTCGACGTATAAATACGTTGATAATGATTATTATGTTGCTGTGTCAGAGTCTGGTTCTGGAACAAATAATCTTATCCTTCTTTTTGATACGGCGCATAATGCTTGGACAAAATTTAAAGGGATTAACGCCTCTGCTTGGACGGTAGCCGATACGTCTTCAGGTCAGTACGCTATGGTATTTGGAGATTATGACGGGTATGTTCACCAGTATCCATCAACTGGATATTATGACGGGGACGTGGCAACGTCTGCGATTTCGGCACACTACCAGACGAAATGGTTTAGATACGCCGACCAATCGTTAGGCGACAAATATATGCGGCTATTAAAGACTTACTGTCTTTCGGAAACGCAATCGCCCAATAATTTGACCATTGAAGCCAAGGCTGATTATGAAACAGTTGGAACGGAATATGTAGTTAATCTATCCCAAAGCGGTGCTATGTGGGACGTAGCCTTGTGGGATATTGATTTGTGGTCAGGACAGAGATTGATAGTCGATAGGGAAGAGGTCAACAAAGGTGTTGATATTTTTCAGTTAAAGTTTTCTAATGAGAATGTTGACGAAGGGTTTACGGTTCTCGGGTACGAAAATTATATCGAGCCCAGCGACCGCATCTAGAAATCGTTTGTTTTCAATAGGTTACAACATTATGCTTACTTTTAAGAGTTTCGGAAATCTTATCACGAGTTTCTTGAGAAACAATATGACCCTTATGCCATTTATTAAGTCCACTATTTTTATCATTAAGAGCGTGCCAGCGCATATGTTCAGATTTATTCGCAAACAACATAAGGTTTTCAATTCTGTTGTCAAGTTTATTCCCGTTAATATGATGAACACATTCTTGTTTTGTAAGAGGTCTGCCAATATGTGCTTCCATAATAAGAATGTGTTCACAAACGCTTTTATATGCTTTAATCGCTTTTGGATGACCTGGCATAAAAATGTATCTATATCCACCGGAAATTCTAAATTTAAGTCTTGGCTTATTGCGTCTAGATTCTCCAGATTTCCTTCCATATTCAAATATCTTTTTAGATGTTTTGGTCGTGAGTCCTTTATTCCAAGAAATAATTCCTTGACGAAGTTTATTTCCAATCATATTAGGATTTTTCTTTCCTTTCCAGAAAGATACTCTACCAAGTGTGCTACATCTAACAGAGCAAAAATTTCTTCTTTCCCAATACTTCTTTCCATGAGAAGGTTGTTTAGTAAATTCTTTGCCACATTTAATGCAATTTTTAGTAAGAATGATTTTCGTTTTCATAATAAGGATTATATTCTATGCGTTGGTTAATGTCAATAAGCATCTGTTTGGTTTTGATATCTTCTCTCGGCTTCGCAACACCAGAGCCGCCGAAGATAATTGACAAGGCGACCTATGAATACGTTAGAACATTACGAAATAATCTTAATCGTCTTCCTGTTGTTGTTAGCAACCCTTCAGGGGTTAGATTAGGGGATTATGGGGATATGATTTTGTATAAGAACGGTGCGACGTTCAGTTTAATGATAAACGTGTCGAGTCCTAATGGAAAAACATGGCTCGGCGTAAATCTTGGAGTAATATGAAAAAAACAGCCCTCTTATTTGCGTTATACGCCACGATAATTGCTCAAGGCACCTGTTATGCCTCCGCACCAAGTCGGACTTACAACTATGTGGCAGGTCAAACAATTTCTTCAGCACAGGTCAATACGAATGAGATTTCTCTTTATTCATATTTACAGAACGGTGTTGAGGTATTGGCTGCAAATTCCGTAACTGATACCGCTGTGTCTGCCAGTGCTAACATCCAATATTCCAAGCTGAATTTAGCAGGACAGATACTCAATGCTGATATTTCATCTTCGACTACGATTGATTACACGAAACTGAATTTAACAGGCAAAATTGTTAATGCAGACATTTCGGCATCTGCCGCTATTGCTGATAGCAAGCTCGCCACGATTACAACGGCTAGTAAAGTCAACACTTCAGCAATAACTGGAACTCTTGGCGTATCAAATGGAGGTACTGGTCAAACAACAGCACAGGCGGCGATTGATGCTTTACTTCCGTCTCAAGGGTCTGCAAGTGGAAAATTTCTTACATCGAATGGGAGTGCGAGCAGTTGGGGGACAGTAACCACATACACTCCATCTGTAAAGTTTGGATCATTCTCAAGAACTCCGGGCACAGGAAGTGGTTCTGTCAATTATACAGGAGTTGGATTTCAACCGACATCAATTATGTTTTTTGTTCCTACTTATGGTACAAACAATTACTCTTATGGTGGATATGGAACAAACAATGCGAATTACTGTACATATACATCCGGTGGAGCTGGGGCAGGAACAAGCACGACATATTCAATAGTTCAGCAACTTGGCGGTGCAAATTATTCAGAGTCAGGGGCAGTTTCATCTATGGGTGCGGATGGATTTACTATAGCATGGACGACTGCCGCAGGATCAGATGCGAGTGCGGCTTTTACAGTTTTTTATGTAGCAACAAAATAAGGATTCTTATGAAAATACTATTCCTAACTTTAGCTATCATATTCGGACTTCAACTTAACTGCCTTGCCAACCCGTCTAACTCGGTGAGCATTTCATACCCTGCGGTGGCTAATGCGGTAATTGCTTCGGCTGAATACAATGCGAATAATAATGAAGTCCAGACGAAGTATAACAGCCATTCGCATATTGATATTGACAATCTAGCGACAGTAACGACGGGCGTTTGGGCGGCGACTCCGATTAACTATCCTTTCTTGGAATTAACAGACTCTATCGTAGGTGACGATTTATCTGACAGTGCGATGGAGAAGATTTATCCAGTCGGCTCGATTTATATATCAACCGTATCGACGAATCCGGCAGCGTTATTTGGCTTTGGGACTTGGACAGCTTTTGCGGAAGGTCGTGTATTGATAGGGGTGGGAACGTCAGACGCTGTTTATGCCGCCGCCGCTACTGGCGGTGCTTCTACGGTTACCTTGACAGCGGCACAGAGTGGGCTACCAGCGCATACTCATGCTCAAGACTCCAGAACGCTTCTTAATGTTGCCGGAGGAAATAACAACTCTGGAAGCAATGGTTTGGATGCTGGAGGGAATACAGGGTCAACAGGTGGAACGTCCGCCGCCGAAGCGCACACGAACCTGATGCCGTATGTTGTGGTCTATTGTTGGCACAGAGATAGTTGAGGAATTATGATAAAGACTTTAACCTTAATGCTTTATAAATCGGGAGTGTGATATATGGGCTTCTTAGGCGATATTGTCGGAAGTGTAATGAATTCTTCTAAAGGCGGCGGCGCAAGAAAAGGTGCTGAGGAATCTATTGATAAGCTTTCTAATGAAGCATATAACCGTGGAAAGATGACTGACGCTGAAAGCGAGCAGTATTCCGGGTCGTTTGATATTGGAAAATTGATCGAGCAGGTTTATAAAGGACAGGTGGGTCTTGGAAAGATGCCAGAAGGTTATGCAACGCCTGAACAGCAATACCTTCAGCAAACAGGAGAGATTGGAAAAAGCCTTTATGACACAACGCTTGCCGATTTGAAAGATCCTTATGCCACCTATGAAAGCCAGTTAAACCCGGCATTGAAGGCGGCTGAGGACTTCGTAAATACATCAATGCAACGACGTGGACTGCTTAAATCGGGTCTTAATATCGAAAGCATGGGGAGAGCTGGCGTTGACCTTGCAATTAAAGAAGCCCAAGATAGGATGGCGTATCGTTCAGAGGCTTTAACCCGTGGTGCTGGTATGGCTGATACTATTCAAAGTACGGGGCAGACGAATTTAGCAAACATATCAAACCTGTATAACACACAGCAGGGCTATGGTCAGAACGCCATGGCAAGACAGGCAGGACAGGCTTTAGGCGTATTGCCTACACAGGTAGCCCCTCAAATGGCTCGTCTTGGTGATGCCTATGCAATGATTCAGACAGGACGGAAACAACAGCAATCGGCTATTAATACTGGGGCTGACGCATTGCAAACAGCCGCCACTGGCGGAAACTTTGGCGCAAGTCTTTTCGGAGGATAATTATATGGCAGGCGAATTTCAAGCTACATTAGCAAGCGGTATGGAGGCAGGACGTGACCCTGTTGAGGAGAAGCGTCAACTGCTTCGTTTAGAACAGCAACAAGAGTCAAAGAAGCAACAGGCTCAACAGCAGTTTGCTCATAACTTTCTTAAACAATTTGGAATTGTAAAAGAGAAAGATATTGAGCCGTCTGCGTCGGAATTAGAAGAATCGCTCAAGTCCTTCGGACAGAAGAACGGGTCAGAAGTAAAGTTTAATATTGCTCCTGATTCTTCTGAGGAACAGAAGGTCGCCTTTCTTAAACAATTACACAGTGCGTATAAAATCCCTGTTCCAAAAGGTAGAAGCGAAACGGTGTTTGATGAAAAAGCGGCGAAAGGTCTTGAGGTAAGTTTATCTAGTTCTGGTGAGGCAAGCCTTAAGTCAAAAGAGAATGAATTATCAGCTGAAGATGCCGCTGAAAAATTAACACGGGCAATGGGAATAGCCCCGAAAGGATATAAGCCAACAGTAAGCACGAAAGGCGGTGTTGGATACAAGCCCGAGAGTGAAGATATCGGTATATACACCTTGAATCCAATTACTGGGGATGTGGAGCAAAAAGCCTCTGTTCCTTATGGTAGCAAGACGTATAAAGCCGTTATGACACCGGAACAGATTAAAGAGCGTTCTTATTCAGAAGCACAGGGGAAGGCTATCGGTAAAAACATTGAAACATCTGACAAGTTAGCGTCGGCGGTTAAACGTTTAGAGATAATAAACTCGCAATTTAAAAAAGCATTACCTTCAGGCGATAAAACGCCATTAGAACAGCGCATTTCTGGGGCAACGTCTTCTTGGGCGGCAAAGGCAGGGCTGATTGATAATAAAGAACTTGTTGCACTTCAGAAGAATATTAGACCAATGGCTATAAACATGATTCGGGCTTTTGGGGAGGTCGGGAATCTTTCCGAATCAGAACAGAAAGGCGCAATAGACGTTGTTGAGCAATCCGGGCTCACAGATGATGAGCGGATTGCGGCTACTAAGCAATTCATTGAATTTGCTTTAGCTGGGGCAAGTCCTGAAGGAATTAAACATTTGAGGTCAAGAAAAGACATTCAAGGAATATTGGATGCTTTTGGTGTTGAGTTGCCGAATTATGGTGATGAAGAATCTGTTGCTCCAAAAGGGGCGGCGAAAGTAACGGATTACAAGTCAATATATGGATTGAAATAATATGGCAGACCTAGCCCGCATTAAAGAGAATGTTGCCAAAATGGCATCAATGAACGCCCCCGTAGAAGATATTGACGGGTATATCGCTTCTGAAGGCACTACAGTTGACGCTATTAAGGCGTTTAAGCCACAAATGTTCGCAACCGAAGCCGAAGGTCGCCAAGCGTCTGAAGTAGCATTTAAAGAGCAAAAGAGGCTTCAGGGCGAGGCTTCTCCGCTGGCGGTCGCTGGCAAAGGCTTGGCAAATACTGGCAAGGAAATTGTCGGTGGAATAAACACAGCCCTGAATACCGCTACGGCAGGGGCAACTGACATTCCTTATCAAATGGCTGGAACAACGAATGTCCCGGCTGAAACAGGAGATATTGCTAAAGGCGCAGGAATGGGTCTTGGAATGGTTGGCGGGATCCCCGGTGCGGTCGCTAAAGGTGCAGGAGCTATGCTTGCCAATACTGGTCTTTGGAAAGCACCGGGTCAATATATGGCTATGGGTCGTGAGTTAAAGGCATTACAGGCTCAATATGGCAAGACAGCCGAAGGCGTTAAAGTACCAATGACAAGGCTTGCAGACCATATTGGGGAAGCCGTCGTCAAGGCAAAAGACAAATTGGGGAATTTCAAGAAAGAAATTGATAACGCCATATTCTCTGAATCAGAAAAAGCGGCTTCTTTTGTTCATTCTAAATTACCTCCGTTTTTCAAAAAGGCTTCTAAAGAATATGGAGATAGACTTGAAGAAATTGCTCAGTTTGCTGATGAAACAGGAAAAATCACAAGAAAAGAAGCGCATGAATTTGTTTCTGGTATAAAGCAAGAAGCTATATCTAAACAACTGGATATTGGTAAAGCATACGACAAGGTTGACGAAATATTAAAAGGCTATCCACTAGAAGGAGAACCTTCAATTATTCTTTCTGAAAAAGGAACAAAGACTATTCAAGATTTATCACAAGATTTAATACCGTTTAAAGATTTTAATGCTTCCATCCGTGAAGTAATGAAAAAAACAGGAGCTACCTTTAAATCTGGACAGAGAGTTTCCCCCGAAGATTTAGCCGCCATGATTACTAAAGAACATTATGGTCAATTTCTTGAAAGCAAAGTGTCGTCGGAAGTCGCTCAATCTCTCAAACAGCTTAATGCCGACTACAAACCCATTGCACAGGCAAGACAAGAAGCCGGACGCATATTTAATCCATATTTAGAGTTTAAAGAAGGACAGGGTTCGTCTTGGTTAGCAAAGGTAGCGGAAAATACTGCAAAGAAAGACTTATCTATTGGAGAACAAAAACTGTTATCTCTTCTCGAAGAAGGCAATGCAATGGGCGAAGGCGTGGGTGATGTTACGTCAACCATTCGTGCTTTAGGTAAACAGAAGGCAAGTACCGTAAAAGACATTGAGAATACGGTTAATGATTTGGTTATGAAGCAGAACAAGGTCAAGGATTATGAAGCGACACGGGCATCAATGAATAAGAAGGTTGGATGGGCTTTGGGGATACTTGGAATTGGTGGGTTAGGTGGAGCAAGCCAAGTATATAGAGCAGGTCGTCAGGCAACTGAATTTACCAGATGACTAGCGATTTGAAACAATTATTAAAAGACCGAGTAAGAATATGGCTAACCACATATCGTTCCTTTCAGTTAATAAAAGCATACCACAAAAGGTTGACAATGTATAAAAACATTTGGATATGGTTAAAATCTAGGACAAGGTGGCTGTACCGCATTAAGAGGTCATGGATGGCTTGTGCCTTGCTTCTATGCGCTATTGGGGTTAATGCCGATCCGATCAGGTACGAGAACGCACCATTGAATATTTCTGATGGAACAACGAGTGTCTATCCGTATCAGTTTAATGTGCCGAGTGGGTCATTGACTGATAATAGCGACGGGACAGCTACCCTTAACATTGACTCAGAGATTTACAGTAACTCCGGCTGGACAGCCTCAACAGGTCAAACGGTATCGACGCTCAACGTCGGCATCGGCACAACAATTCCAACCCGTAAATTAGACGTAGTCGGAACAGCAACCATCTCCGGGGCTGTCGGGCTTGGAACGACTACGGTAACGGGGAATGTTTTTGTTAGTGGGAATGTTGGGATAGGGACGACAGTTCCAGCGTATAAAATAGAGTCTACTTCTGGTGATATTGCCTTCAACACGGGCGGGTTTATTTCTGCCACAGGTGGGACGATCACAACTTCTGGAAGTAAGACTATCCATACCTTCAATGACTCTGGAACATTTACAGTTTCTACTGCGACTACGGTTGAGTATCTTGTAATTGGAGGTGGCGGTGGCGGCGGAAGTCTTATTGCTGGCGGTGGTGGTGCTGGTGGATACAGGGAAGGCGTTTTATCAATAGCCGCGGGAACACACGATATTACTGTCGGTGCAGGTGGTATTGCAGTTACTGGTGGGGCAGCGGGGGTCACTGGAAATGATGGCAATCCTTCGATATTTAGCACAATAACATCCGGAGGCGGTGGTGGCGGTGGTACATACAATAATGTGGCAGGTAGAAACGGTGGTTCGGCTGGCGGCGGTGGTGGGGCAGAAGGTTCAGGCACTGGATGTTCAGCGGCTGGTGGAACGGCATCTCCGGCAGGACAAGGAAATAACGGCGGTTGCGGTGGAGCTAAGCCGAGCGGTGTATATCAAGGCGGTGGCGGTGGTGGTGGTGCTGGTGCGGTTGGACAAGCGTTCCAGACAGTTAATGGAGGTAACGGCGGTACTGGTGTAACGCTATCAATAAGCGGTTCTCCTGTTTGTTATGCTGGTGGTGGTGGTGCTAGTGCCACTGGAGTAGGGACATTTGGAACGGCTACTTGCGGAGGTGGCGCAGGTGCGGTTGGCGGTAATTCAGGCACAAATGGAACAGCAAATACCGGAGGCGGTGGCGGTGGCGTATCGGGCGGTACGTCAGGAGCTGGCGGAAAAGGCGTTGTAATAATCCGTTATTTAACACAAACACCAGACACCTCGTCTGCCATGACCCTGAAAAGCGGGAAGCTAGGCGTTGGTACAGGGTCACAATTATCCAAAGTCGGAGTGAATGGCGGAGTATCCGTTGGAAGCTCTTATTCTGGAATTCTTGCCCCTACTGATGGGTTGATAGTACAGGGTAATGTCGGCATTGGCACGGCAATACCGGGCGCAACGTTACAGGTTGGTTCGGGCACAATCTCAGGTACGATGGCTTCGTCAAGTGCGCATATTCAGGGCGATCTTGAGATAGATGGAACACTTTATAGCGGTGGGACAACATTTGGCTTTCGCGTAGCAACAGCCGCAAATCAGGCGTGTACTACAACCTGTGTTCGTGGATGTGTTTTAGGTCAGGATACGGCGGCATTAACCTATGCGATAGTGGCTTGTTCAAGTGCGGCTGCAGATATTTGTCTCTGTTCAAAATAAGGAGATTTATGAAATACGTTATCTTGTTTGTGATGTTTTTAATTCCGTCGGTTTGCTTCGCAGATTTACAGGCTGATTTAGATGCGGCGAACATCAAAGTCCTACGCACACAGCTTGAGTTAATAAAGACGCAGGAAGCCGTGGCTCAACAGCAAAGGGAAAAAGAAGTAGCACTGTCTGAAATTGAAGATTTGCGTTTGCAGTTATCGGGAACTAATGAACAAGAAAAAATATCCCCGGTTAATATGGAAATGTCATGCGGGACAACAATATCTTGTGACACGACGGTGAAATAATGTTTATCGCACCGCCTATATATTATGACGTTCAATCTTTTGACAGGAGCAAGCAATATGCCGTTATCGGAGAGGCAACGACACGAAAAGAAGCAGAAGATCTTATCAAGTCTAAAGGCTTTTCAGACGACCAGTGCTTTGCTAGTCGTGACGATCAACAGGGATTTTTTCGGGCTATTTGCGAAGTCAATAGGGTGACGAGTTATCCGAATAAGGAGAAGCCAATTGAGCATTGAAACTAAACCTATAGCAGTGTCCGGCGGTGTTATTCTGTCGCTTATTTTTTCAACATGGGTTTTAATTACGGTTGTTCTTGTTTGTTACGCTGAACGCATGACAGAATATAGAATGCGGATTGAAAGGCTTGAGGATGAGAGCATGGGGATAAATATGCCTGTAACACAGACAATTAAAGACGTTCTAACCAATAAATAGGGGGTTCACTATGAAAAGTAAGCGAGGCTCAACGAGAGGATCTTCGAGAGGGTCTAAACGTGGAACACGATAATACTCCTCAACAAGCTGTTGGATACGACCGCAGACTGGCGGAGTATATATCTGAATTCGGGTTTACTCCGGCTATGTTCTTGGCTGAATCAAGAAGGCATAAAGAGCATATTGATGGTATTAGATCAGACATCAAAGATATGGTAAAAAAGGTTGATGTCTTGAATGAGGCGATATTAAGACTCCCATGTGATAAGCACGAAGGCGCAAGAATGGTTCTTGAAACACGGGTTGAGGCTTTAGAGAATAAACCAAAGGAAGATATGAGAATTGTTTACATCTCAATGCTTGGGTGTGGAGCAATAGGCGGGCTTATTGTTTCTGGAGTTTTAAAGCTCGGAGAATTAGTAAAACAGGCGATAGGTTTATAAGGATGTTGCCACAGAAAGGGACTGATATGGTTCGTCACGATCTTCAACAGGACGTTATAGCGGCGTATCGAGCATTACGGATGGCAAGGGTAATATGCGCTCATGCGTCAACATTGGATGAGATTAACAAGGCGGTTGATTCAGTTTTCCAGATAGCAAATAAGCTTGGCGTTGATTTAACTATTATTGACAGGGATTAAACGGGGGTGGTTATGGTGCAGAAACTATTGAGCGGAAGGCTGTTATTTACAGTTGCGGCGGCAGTAGTCTTCGTTCGTGGGGCATTTAACAAGAGCATCCCTGAAGAAGCCGTTGTTGCTATAATCATGTTCGTTGTTCAGGCGTACTTTAACCGTGGAGATAGGAGTTCTTCAACAAAGGGGGCGGCATGAAATTCTGGCAAAAACTTTTAATTGTTGTTGTTTCAGGTGGAGCAATATGGGGGTTGTCTTTTTTGGCGAGCGTTAAGCCAGACATGGCTATGATGCTTGCTTCGGTTAATACGGCGATCATGGCTGTATGTAGCTATTGCACGGGGTTCCCGGCACAGAAAGAGGTCTAATATGTCTTGGGGAAAGTTATTCGGAAAGATTTCCGACCAATTTCAAGGAAGAATCGAACGACTTAAAAATGAGAAAGAGAGCCTTTTAAATGAAAGACAGAAAATTCTTATTAACCCTCCTACCGATAAGTCTTCTAATCGTGTTATCGCTATTGATACAAGGGTGTGCCAAATCAACCAAGCCCTTGGAAGTAAAGCGTCCGATTGAAGTAACTTGGGGTAAGTCCGGGGAAGTGCCAGTTAATGTTTATACTGATTATGATTGGATTTTAATGAGCCGTAGCCATTTTGAGGGGACGTGTAAGTGAAGGCTTTAAAAGCTATTCTAGCGTGGCTTGGCATCGTCCTGTCAGGGATGTATGGCGGTCAGAAAAATAAAGCCGTCAGAAGATTCGGTATCCCTGCCATTTCTATTGGATTTGGGCTATCTATGGGCTGGAGATGGCAGTATTTGGCGTTTTTAGGGTTTATTCCGGTACTTATCATGGGCTATGGCGTTGACAGCGTTTTAGGTGGCTTGTTGGGGCATATAGAGTGGCTTATCAGGCTTGTTTACGCCATGTTGTTGTCGTTGCCGTTCCTGTTCTTTGGTTTGTTCCGGTGGGTAGTTGCGGCGGCACTTCTTGTCTTGGCGTTTCAGATCCACGCAGGAAGCCTTGGCGTGATCTGGGGAATGGATATATTGATCGAGGATATCGCAAGATATGGAGTCCTTGGAGGTTTGATTGTGTTTAACGTCCTCAAATCGGAGTAATGGTAATCTCTGCGCCACAGGTATCCTTATTTACTATCTGACAATCTAAAGTTAATTTTTTCACCACCTGCCAACAATCATCTTCGATTATTCCTGCTTTAACTAGCGCATCCATCACCGATTCCGCAGAATTGCTTAAATCACGCCTTCTTTTATCTGGCATAATAAACCGTATCCAGACATGACAACTCTTTAATGGTACGGGAGTCTTATGCAATGCGATCTGTCCACGAAGCATAATTACCGCTGTTTTTTCCCACCTGATATAATCCGAAGAAGAAATAATTATCGGACGACAACGGACTCTTATAATCTGCTTAGAATTTTTTTTTGAAGGTATCCTGCCTTTAAGTGAGAATATCATATCAACCCCGATTCTTCATATGTGCTAAATTCTAACCGTTGATTCTTATAAGCCTTTTTCTTACTACCTTTCAGCTTTATTGTATTCATTGACGACTTCATCACTTTCACATCGACTTCAGACTGATTCCTCTTTGGGATATTCCTCCATGCCCGGTACATATGTTTTTGCATCTTCTTGTCAACATCGCCAAGTGTCATAATGGCCTTTCAACTACAGTTTTTCAATAAATATTAAGTAATAAAGGATTTTTGCTATAGCGTAAGCAAGGGTAAGGATTATTATCCAGCAAACGATGCTCTTCATCTTGTAGCCTCAATATGCTCAATAAACTTCTTTGTGTTATTCATCAATGGGCTTTCTTTCTCTTTTATAAAATCTTTCCACTCAGCCCGTGTCCATGCCTTTAGCAATAGAACGGCATCTCTTAATTCGATAATATCAGCATTTTTCATTATCCCTCCTACTTAAATTCATTGCCGCATCAGCATTGTAGATTAACTGTGACAATATCGCAACCGTTAGCGGTATTTCGATATGTTTCCCGGCTTGTTGGTCAGTCTGATCTTGTAGTTTGTCAAGCTCTGACATGAGAAATTTATTGAACATTCGTAATCCTCCTCTATCTTATTTATTGTTCTGTTTAAAAGAAGCTGGTTATTCCTAACATCAATCCTCAATGATCTTACTTGCTCAATAAGATCATCTGATTTATTCCGCCAGTACGAGTCAAAGCATATGGCGGACATAAAGCATAAGAACAATACAATCAAGGATAATTTTATATCACTCATTTCGATTCCATTTCTATACCTTCACTGTTTTCTACATACTCCCTTGTCAAAAATGTTTCTCCGTTACGAATTACATGCTTTTTTTTACTAACGCTTAAAAGGTATTCATATAGTTTCATGCTATCTTCGGTAATATCTTTTATGTCAGGATGTTTTGACATATGTTTTATATGTACCATTGATTTTGGGTTAACAGTTGGGTAGAATCTACACACTTGTTCATTTACACTCATGTAGTCCTTTTGTGTTGCCAAATAGCGTCCAGTTCGTTGCCAAGTAATCCCATTCTCGTCTGTGTATCCACCACAGCATATATATTCTTGAATTATCGGCGGAGGGGTTGTATAGATCATTGTATTCTCCTTTCATGTTTTACGCCGTCCATACTCTCAACAAATTTCTTTGTATTATGAATCAGCATTTCTCATTATATCTCCTGCTTAGATTTAAAGCCGATAACTGGCGACTTCTTAAGTTGTGGATATTTAGTCGTAAGTGGCTCTAACGCTTCAATCCTTTTCTGCATATCCGCAATCGTCTTGGTATAATGCGACAGGTGGTCGGAGAGGGATTTTTCAAGGATACAAGCACCGACAACGGCTGACTTATCACAATTATCTGTCGTTACTCCGAAATGGTCGTGCATAATGGTTTCAAGTTCTTTAACCCGACGCTGAAGAATTACGATTTTTAAATCCCCCTTAACATCTTGGTTTACTGCGTCTGCCCGAACATACTTAACTTCGTCAATCATCATTGTTTCTGGCTTCATTTTCTTCTCCTTGTTTGTTGTTTCTCCCAAGCGTTATTGGGAGGTGTTATTGTGCCCACTGGTTAATAACATTATCGGAAACTAGCACCACTTCAATAATGTCTGAGTCTTTGTAAACTTTTCTAAATAAAGGTTCGACATCATTCAATGAGTCTACGACGAGATATGTTGGTTTCGCTATTGCGTATCTTGCTGTTACTTTATATATTTTCATCTACTCCCCCCTTCATTTTGACGATTTCGGCGATTGCCTCGTTAATCTTAACCAATGCTTCCATGTGCATTGCCGGATACCCTCTAGTTCCACTTAATGTCCACTTAATGCCTTCCAGCACCTTTAAATGAGCGGCTTCTAACTCTTTAATTTTCTCCGACTGCCTTGCACAAGTCCTGCCCCAAAAGCCGGAGTAATTTACATTTTCTGGTAACGCTTCAAGTTCTTCAATTCGGTTCTTCTGCGTAGCAATTACGCCCAGCAACGCTTGCTCTCTGGCGATAATCATTTTTATAGCATCATCAATATTTGCATACCCTCTGCTAATGCCAGGAGTGTATTTAATCCTGCAAGATGTGCTTAGAAGACTTTCTAACTCCAGTTCTTCCCTGTCATTTTCCATTAGGCACGCTCCTGACAATGCGCTTCCCACAACGCCTTAATAATCGGTTTATAAGCACTCCACCACGCTTGCGCATCCGGATGCATTGATTTAATTTTATCATTGTCAAACTTAAACCATTCTTCTGCCTTGTGAATCTGGCATCCAATTTGAATGTGTTTTTCGGTAATACAAATCCACCAATTCAAACCTAAAATTTGAACGGGGGTTTTAGTGAGCTTTTCTCCGTACAGGTTGGCTCCGTACAGGTTGGCTCCGGACAGGTTGGCTCCGGACAGGTCGGCTCCGTACAGGTTGGCTCCGTACAGGTTGGCTCCGGACAGGTTGGCTCCGGACAGGTCGGCTCCGTACAGGTTGG